TAATCGTGGCCTTCCTAAGTTTATCCAGAGATTTACTCCAAGATAAGCCCATATCGAGACATACAAGGCTATTAGTGGCCACGTGTATTTGTTCGTCTCTGGAAATATCAGCTGATACCGTTCGGAGACCAGCATCCCCATTAAACCTAAAAAAAGGCAGAAGTACAAAGAAAATAGCACGTTCTATAACTAAAGCTTTGGTGATCATGTGGTCAGGGTGCGCTTCCCACGCATCCCTAAGTAAGAAGGCTTCTTTCTCTGCCTTCTCGTCAACGCCTATAGCGTTCGTAATATAGCCAAGGGCAAGGTCATGTTTGACCTCATCCTTGACGTTAGATTCTAGGAGTTTCCGTGCATTAGCAGGTACATCCTTCTCAAGAGCGTCGGAGATAAAATCCCCCACTGGTAACTCCATGTGACGAATTGCCAGGGCACGGTAGATGGTCTCTTCAGCTCCTGTTTTAAGTGTTCCTCCTGTTGTTTGGACAGGAGTCCATGTCCTCTTTCTATTGAGTAACTTTTCATATGGATCTGTTTTCATTATTCTTGACAATCGCATGTGGCTTCCTCTTCCTTTTTCTGGGAGAGTATACCCTGCAAGTAACTGTCTACATCCTCTTGATCTAATGCTGCATACGCATCTGTTTTATCTTGAGTGTCTCCCATTACCTGAAGGCTGTAATATAAGGAGGTTTGAGGCGAGGCCAACCACTCTTCTATAAATTCATCATCATAAGTCACTACATCTGACCAAGAGTTAAATGAATATCCATGAAGAAGTCCTGTGTTGTTGAGCATTATCATGATGTTATCTGCGACACGCTTATAAGCATCCCATCCAACTTCTGAGGCGATCTCAACGTCGCCATAATCATAATGTTCGACTCCAAATGTACCAGAGTCTCTGTCTACTGTTCGAGCTATCGGTGGTGCTATTTCAGGAGTAGCAGTGAATCCATCTATACTCTTGCTACGGTAACTGCAGCTAGCAGTAGGTGCTATAGCAAAAGCTCTTACCATATTATTCTCCTGAGCTATACGGCCAGCTTGAATGATACCTGAGAATAGATCATATACAATAGTAGCTGCCTTACCTTTAGGTGTAGCACCATTATTGAATTGCTCTAAAGCTCTACCGAATTTATCATAGGAAACTCCTTCTCTTGCTAGTAGGTTTGCTAACCCTAGCATACCTAATCCTACTTGTCTGTCGGTATGACTCGGCAAATATTCTCCAGTTGCACCGACACCTGTTTCACCATGGAGGCGGCACAGCTCGGACATACCTGAAGTGAATGCCCCTTCGATTTCCCCCAACCTACAGGCAGAGAGATTGACATGCTGTAACAAGCATGTTCCACGTGAGGGCAAGTATACTTCGAGGCAAACGTTTCCACGAATTCGTTGATCTTTGTCATCGTATTTTATTTTGTTAAGCCAAATGTCTCCACTTTTGATTCCTTCAATAATGGCATCTTTGGTTTCTCTGGTAGCTTCTTCCCAGAGTTTCTGATCAAGGTTGACGCATCGTTTAATCCAGGCAAGCTCAACCCGAGGAGTGTGCACGAACTCAATAATATCGGGGTGGTTAATATCACAATGAGCCACAACAGCCCCGTTTTTGTATACCCCACCTCTTCTAAGCGTTTCATTTAATGTTGAATAGATTTTTGCGAATGATACTGGGCCAGAAGCTGTAAGACCTTTGCCGTTTTCACTTCCTCTGGCTCGGAGCTTTGATAAATGTACTGCAACTCCCGCTCCATGTCGGAGTGCATGAGATACGAATCTCCAGCTTGCTTCGATGCCATTTTCCCCTTCCATAGAGTCTTCTACGACAAAAACAGTACAGCTTACTGGGAGTCTTGATTCTGGGTTATCCAACCATGATTGGACCCGACCAGTGCGGGAGATAAGTTCTGCTTTCATTATACTAAGTCAGTTAAATTTGGTGGTGTATAGTTTGGTCCTTTTAATACCTTTCCATCTTCTCTATATATTGGCTTACCTTCTTTATCTAATTTTGACATGTTACTTAGATGTACCCTATTAAGAGCTTCATCTAATAACCATCCCATATTCTCAGCGTATTGGTAGCATACATAAACTAAATCAGCTAATTCCTTCAATGATTCTTCTTGGAAATTCTTACCATGCCTAAATAGAAACCCTTCAGATTCTAAGAATTCTTTAAATTCCTCGACGATCAGATTCTTCTGATACGTACGCTTCTCTTTCGTTGGAGATGATTTCAGGTTGTACCTGGTACGAAATTCCTTGGCTTGCTCGGAAATAAAGGTCTTTTTCATGGGTGAGTTCGTTTTCTAAGTAGTGAATAGCTTTTTCTAAATCATGTATCTTGCTATCCTTGTACCCTGCTCTGCAGATATACTTGATAGCATTACCAAGATGGAAATTTAATCCTTGGTCTCTAATAAAATCCCAAACATCGAAAGATCCTCGTTGGTAGTAGCTTGGTCCTTTGGCCATTTTGAAAGTAAGTTTGTGATGGAATTACAAAGAGCAAAGTTCTGTCTTTGTAATGCTAATAGTATTGTCGCCATATCTTTCTTCTCTGTCTCAGGTCTAGCTAGTGCAATTTCTAGCTTTCTCATTTTAAAGTCCTGATCAATCGTTAATTTTGTAATTGGCGGCGGGGGTCCAGAGTTTGGGTTTTTTGTTTTCGAAGTCATAATCATCTGCTGTTAATATTCTAGCTAATCTAGCATTTACAAGGGCAGTTTCTTCTGTCAGTTCTTTTTCAGTGAAAACCTTGAGAACTGTCTTCCATGAGTAACCGTGTTCTTCAAATAAACTTGTTGCACGTTTAACTCCGATTCCTGGGACTCCAGCATAACCATCTGTTTGATCCCCTGCCATACTTTGGATAAGATGCCATTTGGCACCTTCTGATTTTGTGACTGTGAATGTTTCATCGAAATTGTATAGAGTACCTGGTATTTGTTTTAAATCTTTATCTGGTGATACAATAACATTACCAGGGTATTTTGTACCATATATTCCTAAAGCATCATCGGCCTCTAGTGTGGGCATAATTCTCACTTCAAACTCAGTCTTGAGTTTATTAATTACTCGCTTATATCCACAAGGCTTTTTACGATTTCGATGACCTTTATATTCTGGTAAAATTTTTTTCCTAAAATTCACACTGTCTGAGAAAAATAGGATTAAGTCTGCGAATGAGCCAAATTTTTTTTCAAGTTTGGCAAGCTCACGTCGGGTGGCAGCATATGCCTCACTAAATCTACTGGTGACGAGTATAGTATCATCTCCCCAATCTATTTCAGTTTCAGCTGCTGCACATGATTTGTAGACAATAAAGTCTGCATCGCATAGTATTTTCATAAATTAATGTACATCTGCCCAGGTATCACCTGATTGAGCCTCAGCTGCTATTGGGCATCTTAGTTTGTAGTATTCTCCTGCTTGAGCTGCAGATAATTCAAGTAGGAATTTTAGGTCATCTACGTCTTTTTCTTCGCATTCATATTGTAATTCATCATGAATGAATGCAAGTTGTTTAGCAGTTTTTGGTAAATTTTCATAGGCTAATACCATCCATCTTTTGGCGAGGATCGCTGACGACCCCTGTATGAGGTAATTGACGGACTTATGCCTCGAGTCAACGAGGATACGACGGTTGTCGAGTCCATGAACATAACCCCTCTCACTAGCCTTGTGTACCGCAGCCAACAAAGTTTCAAGGCCAGGTATGGCATCAACATAAGCCTTACGAATTTCCTTTCCTTTCTTCCGAGCTTTCTCGGTAGATAATTGTTTGTCATAGCTGTGACCTAACTTAATATCCCCAGCCCCATAAAGAAAGGCATAGGAAATTGTCTTGATTTGTTTACGAGTAACACCTACCCTATCGGCATTTGTTTGGTGTATATCGCCATTAAGTAGAATATCTGCATACCTACCTCCATCATATCTAGCTAAGTAATGCGATAACATTCTAAGCTCAACTCCCGCTAAATCAGCTCCAACCATTTTCAAGCCAGATGTGACTGTGAATAGTTTTCTAAAGCGTGGATCACTCGGCACTTGTCCGAGATTCGGAGATCGGTGGGCTACTCTAAATGTTTGTGTTGCTACTGAACAATGGTGATGTATCCTAGATTTCGTAACAAGCTTCTGCCATGCGTTCACGCCTTCTGATATCATCCCTAACTTTTTCGTAAGATCCAGTAGTTTCAGAAAATTCAGAGCTATATCCGTTCCAAGCTCCTTTAATACGGTCTCGTCTATCACGGGCTTGCCTGAGGCAGTCATTGACGACGGTGTCCATCCATGATGAGATGTCAGTATCCATGCTATATGATCTCGTGAGGTAGGGTTTAAATCCTTTAGTTTCGTAAATGGAGCTCCAGCGACATAGCCCTTGGACCTATTGTCTCGTTTAGGAGTAAATACTGATCCGCTAACAAAAGGGTACCTGTTTCGAAGTAACCTACTAGTTTCTTCATATTCTCGTCTGAGAGACGATTCAAGTTCCCGTGCAGCGAGTTCATTAAAATACCATCCATGTTGCTCCTGTTCAGTTAGTATTTGTGCGACCTGATGTTCTAACGTGATCCATTCAGGTATTTTTCGAAATGCTTGCATAATTTGGTGGTGACTGCAACATCTTGTACACAATAATCTTGCATTTCTTGAGACCACTCAGACCAATCAGTTGTTTTACCAAAGTTTCCTTTGTATTCGTTTAGTCTGTAGCCATACGACTCAAGAGAATGACGGCCATATAATTGTAATGGCATATGATTCCAATTGTGTTTTTTATCTATATCGAGTAAATTCGGATGATATAAACGAGATAACAAAAGGGTATCAATAATAGTACCGCGAGGAGAAAACCAAGGGTAAATACTTTTAATAATAGGTATGTCAAAGCCGATAATATTGTGACCGACCAAAATATCAGCAACTTCGAGATACCCGAGCCCCGTCGTAATCGAGTTGTTAGCCATTGGAAAATCTTTCGGGGATTCCGAATATCTTTCATCGTTAAAGGTTTCAACTCTTTTATCTTTTTCCCAGTAGATTGAGAGGCAATGTATTCTTGTGGCATCTTTAAGAAGGCCGTTTGTTTCCAGATCGAATACGGCCATTCCCACCGTTCCATTGGTAGGTTCGGTCAACGAATTTGGCTTTTTCAATTGCTTCTTCTGTAGGTGGGTTAGGTTTATTCAATTCTTTATCTAAATGTTTATACCATGGATGTTCATACCCACCATCAAAAATCCGTGGTTGGGTTGAAAACTGATGATTCTGTAGTTTCATAATCAGTGAATCGTGAAGTTTCTAAATCAAATTTTATTTTTCCAGCGAAGCCAGTCTCACCACTATAACGGTTCTTAATAATTCTAAGAGTCGCAATGTCTCGTTCAGTTTCACTTTGTTGGTTTCGCTCGATGCCGATAACTTGATCTGATAATTGAGCAATTCCCGCAGATCCTCTGAGCTGACTAAGGGACACTTTGCCTCCCTCTTCGTGCGAAGTCCTATCATTTGATGCTTTCCTTAAATGTGACACCAGAAATAAAGCTATACCTGTACGTTCAACTAAGCTTCTTAACCTGGTCATTGTTTGGTCAATGGTGCGTCGTTCATCTCCATCCAATCCACTCAATAATATGGATAAATGGTCTAGGAATATAACACGACACTCCAATCCACTGGCAAGGTATTCGATCCTATTGTAAATAATGTCTGGGTCAAAACTACCAAAGCCATCAAACAAGTAGAGATTCCAATTAGCAAGGGTATCACAAAAATACTTTTCGAGGTCTTTTTGGTCATGTTCTCCTATGTGTAGTGCTTTACCCACAGCTGTGGACATTAATCCAAGTGCGGTTCTTCTATTTGACTCTTCAAGTGCCAGGTACCCGACCCGAACTCCCTTGGAGAGTAGGTTAACTGCAAGTTGACGACAGAATGTGGACTTTCCTTGGCCAGATCCTGAAGTAATCGTTGTAAGTTCCTGGTATCTAATCCCGTGCAATCTATCTTGTAACCCTTTGAATGGATAGTCATGGTCAGCTGGTGGTATGGGTGTAGTAACTAATTTTTGAAGTGTATTACCTTCAATAATACCATCAGGTCTATACGGTTTAGCATTCCATATTGCTTTCCGTACTGCTTCAGAATCATTAGCCTGTAACGCCTCTGACGCATCCTTGTAGCCCTCTAATCTAGCTATCTTAACCTTACCAGGTGGTAAGATGTTAGCAGCCTCTTCAGTGGCTTTACGGCCAGCTTCATCACCATCAAAGAATAATACTATCTCTTCATAACCTTGTAATAATGGTATTTGTTTTTGGATATCTTTCTTAGCACTAGCAGCTCCATGAGGTAATGATACAT